AGTGCGAATGTGACTACTCCAGTAAGAGTAACACCACTAGAGAACATTTTTAATGCTAACGCTAGAGGGAGTAGTGATAATGCAAGTATTCCTATATTTAATGCACCACGCAATACTTTATTATCACCGAATGCTTTGACGCCATCTGCAAGTCTTTTCAATACACCTTTCTTTGGTGCGGCTTTGGTCGCTTTTCCTGCTTTGTCTGTAACACCTTTTGCGGCACCCATTAAACCACCACCCTTACCCTTGCCGGCGGCAGCAGCCCATTTGTCCTTTATTCCACCTAAGGCGCCCCCTACTTTTTTTCCAATGGCCGATTCTTTCAGCATCAACCAATATTTTGCAAGAAATGCTGTGAAGTGGCCCCACAAGGGTTTCAACAGGAAATCCCAAAAGAGTTTTTTCAAGGGAATCAACAACCAAGTTTTCAAAAATCCACCAATAGGAATGATGAGGCTTTTCCATAAAAACATACTCGCAGGAACAATGAGGCCATCCCATAAGAAATTTCGTATTTGAACAGAAAACGCACTGGCAGAGTCAACTATCTTTTCGCTCATTGTTCGTGCATCGACTTCTGCACCTTCTCTCTTTGCTTCTTCTGCCTCAATTGCAGATACTTGTTGTGCTTCTTCTATACCTAAACTTGCTTTTCCATATCTTGCTATCTTCTCTAACCAACTGAGTTGTTTTTCTTCAGTGGCCAATGTTGGATCAACACCATGTTCAACAAATCTACCACCATCCCCGCGGTCATCCGCCAAACTGGCTGCTTTGAGGTCTCTCATTTTTTGTGCTTTGGCGCGTTCTGCCCTAATTTTCATCATAGTACCAACCATACCACCTATGGCGCCACCACCTAGCATTTTTTCAACTATCTCTGCATTTGTACCGAATTTTTTCCGAAATGATTCAGCAACAATACCCATACTGCCCGCAGCGTTTGCTAATGCTTTTTCGCCTTGAGCAATTTGTTCTAATGCAATTTCTTTCTGCTTGCCTGTAAGCATCTCTGCGGCAGATTTCATTGAAAGAAGGTCTTTGCGAAGTTGTCTTGCTTCAGAAGCATCTGCATCCAATGCTTTTGCGCTTATGTCGGCAATTTCACCCAGAACAAATTTACTTCGTTTTGACCACCCCATCATATCACCAATTGCTTGTCGATTCGCCTCAACCATACCTTGAGCCGCTTGGAATATTTCTAATTTCGATCTTTCAAGTCCAGATAAAGACTTTTTAAAACCATCCGAATATGTTTTTAGGGTCCCGCCTAGTTGTTTAACATTCTTACCCAGTTCCTGAAACCCCATAACGGTGCTATCTAAATCTTGAGTAGCAGAGTATAATTTCGCGGCTCTACCAGAAAGGTCTGCTGTTCTATCGGCAGCATCCTTTCGGGTTTTCAACCACTCTTTATATGCTTTATCTTCTGCTGATTGTTGCTTGTCTTTAGCCACTTATTTTCCCCGATTCATCCTAGACTGCTCCATCTGTATTCTTTCATTCTCTGACTCGACCCATTGGTGTAAGAGAGAAGTATAAATTTGCCTCTCCCACGGTATCATATTATCTAACTCTGTCAAACTGTATTTATGATGTTGCATCATTTGAAAGTTCAAATGATAATGGTTTGTCAGAGTATTGTGGCAGAGGCAGAGTCGAAAAAAGAATTTAGTCCTCTAAGAATAACTTTATTTTTCTTTTCACAATGTGGACATGTATAATCGATTGTATGCTTTAGTTGAGGCATAGTTTCAAAGAAATTTGTGATTTTCAGAAATTGTTCTTGTGTTAAACTTTCTATAAATTCTTTTACTCCATCTAAACCAACATCTTTTGCTGCCCACACATTATCTCCTTGCCAAATCTTATCCACACACTTGATGATGACATCGAATGCGAGTTCGGAATCGCTATCAACATTTATGTCTGTTGTTTCTAATTCGTCAGAAAGAATCAATTGTGGATATTTCATCATGATGCCAATATCTTCAGTCAATTGAATTTTTGGATCATTTTCTTTTTCTTTAGAAACTTTGATTTTTGAAATGTCCAATTTTATCTTTGTTGCTTCATTACAATCTGGACAAGCAACCATTGGTTCTGCAATTTCTCCAACCGATTTGGCTCTTAGTTGAAGAAATATATACTCAACATCAAACAACGGAAGCACTTCAAGGTCTAATTTTCCTTCAGTGCAACTGTCGATAATTTTTCTAATTGCCGTTGACATCTCTTTAGAATTTCCACTTTCCATTGCCATAAGAAGTATTTTTTCTTCTTTGACTAGGAATGGTCTATATGCAACCTTTTCTCCAGTGGAAGGAAGTTTCAATTCATATGTCGGTGCTACCATTGTTGGTAGTTTCATTGATTTGCTCATTATATTTTTCCTTTATTTATCAAAACGAACATTATTAACATTAACTATTTTTACTAAATATATGTATAACGAATATTCAATAGTTTTTAGAGTATAATACCTTATAATCTCTATACGCAAACTGCACAGTTTGTTTGGAATATTCGTCAACTTTTGCATCACCCAGTTCGATTTCTTGCACATTTTTTGGAAATGCTTCTCGCAGTTCTACTTGATACACCACATTATCTTGTTCATCCAATTGATTGATTTGTATTGTTTTGGCATATCCACTATTATTTGTTCCATAATATTTAAAATCGTGACTGTGAATTGATACTACTTCACCTAACCAATTTTCGAAAAATGACCTTTCTAGCATATCCACACCCACTCTAAAAATTGCATCCATCTCTTTGACATATAATTTGTCGTATGGCATTTCGCGAGTTGGTCCATATACCTTCGCTGGGTTGGTAGAAACACCACGGCCGGGAAGTTTTATACTTTCGCAAGACATATTTAATCTTAGAGCGACTTCGTTAGGAACTCCACTTATCTGAAATTCATATCTACTGGGTTTTAGAATGCCCCATTGGTTCATCAATCTATCTTTTATTGAACCAATCCCGGCATCAGGAACTGTAATGGATTCTGGTTTTCTTTTGTTTGCCATTTTTATCTATCCTCTAGTAATTTCTTTTTGCTTTCTTCCCATGCAACCTTTTCATTTTTCTTTATAAACAAAGGCCTAATTTCAGGATTTTTAGATTCCATTGCAGTTGAATACCATTCCGTATCGCCAATAAATCTCATATCTTTTATTCTACTATATTTATATTTCTTAATGCACGGTTTACACAATCTATAGGTTGATTCATTTATTATTTTTGGGTCCAGTCGTTGAATCCCTGCAATCTTTTTCGATATTTTCATCAAGGCATTGAATAGTGATTTTCTCATATTTATAGGATAATAGTGTAGATTTATTCCTAAAAATCCGTCGCGGTGTTTTTCCATAACAAACACACAAGGTTGTGCATCCCAATATCGCATAGTTTTTTGATTTTCTGGGTTGTATGATAATATATACATTTCGCCCAAATGGTTTATTTTTGTTATGGCCATACTAATATGTATTAGGGAAGAAGCACATCTTCGGTTAAAATTTTGAAATTCCATCCACGCAATTCAGAATATTTTTCGGCCGCTTCCCATTTGGCAGAGTTGATTCCCCATCGTTTTACTTCATTCAAGAATCTTCTTGTTTTTCTTTTTGGGACTTTTGGTGGTTGGCATTGTTTTTTGGGCTTTACTTCAATTATTGAGGTTTCAACGATGCCATCGTCCCTTTTAGTTTTTACTATAAAATCGACATAATATCTGTGCATTTTTCCATCAACCGGCGACCTGTATGGAATAATGACTTCTTCTGACCCCCATTCTAGAACATTTGCATTTCTATCACAGAAAACCATAAATTTTCTTTCCCATAAACTTCTGTATATTACTTTGGTTGGATTTCCTATATACTTTTGAGGGAATTTTGGTTTGAATTTTCCTTTATATGCCATATATAATAATATGTATATTGTTAGTTTCATAAACATCGGAGAAAAAGATTATGCCAGAAGAATATGACGGGAGTTGTTTTATTGGTGCCCCCGGCCAAATGCATGAAAGGCAACCGATTTCTGTCGAAAGAACAATGGAAACATTCAACCCAGACAAAGCATATGCAAACGCATTCTTTGCCGGTGGTGGTAATAATTCACACAGACGAGTAGGATCACAAGGCAGAAGCAATCTGCACGATAAACTTGCTGGCGATGTAAACAATGGGCAAAATCAATTCAATGCTGACGGTAAACTGTTTCAATATCCATCAGATTTGGGAGGCACAGAAACTTCTCATTTTATAATGTTTCATATTTATTCTGGTCATAGCCAGAAACTAACAAGTATGCAACGAGATATGGATGTGCTTGCAGAAGCGAAACATAATGCTACCGATTATACTTTGATAAATGAGACCTCTGATTATCGAGACCCAGACACAGGTGAAATTTTAATTACTGCTCAAAGGATGGATGACCTAGCCGAATATGGTAAGAATGAAATGGAAAGAGAACAACTCCGAATGCAGGTGTTGAGGACGACAACGGCCGGTGGAGGTCAGCACAGTTTCAACCTTGACAATAATCAAGAACTAGGTGGTGGAGTTTTTTGGGGTGGTGATGAGGCAGACATTGAAGCAGGAGAAGTACATACAAGTTGGTATAATCGTTCGGGTGGGCAAGGCCAACAAGGAAGCACTACAGATTATAATTTTTCAGAAAATATAGGACAAAGTGCGAGTGATTTGTTTGCTAAAAGCAGAAAAACTTTGAGAGGTTCTAGAGGTTCAACAAAAATACTGAAAAAGGAAACTAGAGTATCAAAAGCACAATACAGAGCAAAGGAATCTATTGCTCTTTATATGCCCCACAAAATTGGTGAAACAAATACACTCAATTGGGAAATGAAAGACCTTCAAGGCTCAAAAGGGATGGGGGACTTTATAAATGGAAATGTGTCTGGGTTTGGTCCAGGAATTGTAAAAAAGGTTGGCAGTTTTATGGATTCAATTGCCGGCGCAGTTGGAATGGCCGCGGATTCGGAAGATTATATATCAGCAAAATACAAAATGCAAACAAATCCTAGAAGCGAATTGTTGTTTCAAAAACCGTCCCAAAGAATATTTTCATTTGAGTTTGATTTTGCACCAAGAACAGCAGAAGAATCAGAATCGGTTTATGACATAATTCAAACCTTTAAAAGGCATGCATATCCTTCACTTTCTCATGGTGGTGTGTTTTATAATTTCCCATCAGAATTTCAATTAGAATATTATAAATGTACAGTTGACCCAAAAACAGGGCAAGTTGGCAGTGTTGTAGAAAACGATTGGCTAAACCGATTGACAAGATGTGCATTGACATCAATTGCTGTTGATTATTCTCCTCACGGATCATATCAAACATTCGAGAATGGCGCGCCCACGCACATAAAACTAACTTTAGAGTTTGGTGAAATGGAACTTCTTCATCAACAACACATACTCGAAGGATATTAAACAACAATGTATTTTGAAAAATTTCCATATATCCAATATAAAAATTTTCAAAATCTTGAAAATGCTAGTGTGTTGTCTACAAACATACTCAAACGAATTGCATTTACGGATTCTCTAAAAGAAAATGCTTCATATTTTGTAGATTATACCATCAAAGATGGTGAAACGCCAGAGAGCATCGCACACGACTTCTATGGTGATGTCGGTCTTTATTGGGTGGTATTATTACTCAATGATATAATCAACCCATATTATGATTGGCCTATGGATGTGAATACATTGGATGATTATATTTCTAAAAAATATCCAAGTAAAACATTTTTTATATCGTTATACGACTATCCCACGGACGACCTTAATTCAGGACAGCCAGTTTTTGCAAATTTTGAACCCGGACAAACAATTTGGAAAATATACGAAACTGATGCCGAAGATGGCCATATAGACATCAAGGGAACTAGAATGCACTATGGTGATACTATTAGAGGAACAATATATTCGTGGGACTCACAATATCAAAGATTAATAGTTGACAACATAAACGGCACAGGCAGTTTTTCTGAAAACGATGTTCTTCAAGTAAATCTTGCAGACGGAACAGAAGTGTTGGTATTTTTAGAACGGTTGGTAGACATTTCCGCAGAAGCAGTACATCATTTTGAAGTGGATACTACCCGACCGACTGTATCTAGTCAATATGATTGGGTAGGCGCCACTGGCGACTTTATAACATTAAGTCCATTTATAAAAACTCCTATGACGGGTGCGGGTGCGGACCCAAATGAAAATGACCCTTTATCATATGCCACTCTCAACAATCCAGATGGCGACACTGACGATATTGTAGATTATTACGAAACAAATATAGGAAGATATATGGGATTAACGGCGGCAACCCAAGATAATCAATATGATAATGTAATAAGTAATAGAGTTTATGAGGAAAGAATAAATGAAGATAAACGACAAATTAAATTATTGTTACCAGAATTTATATCAGAAGTTACAAGTGAATTCAATGGATTAATTTCTGGTGATAACCCCCAAACTCTAAGGTAATATTATATGTCTGACAATTCTACAGAAACATACAAAAAGAGTGGTGATGTGTTCATAAAAACTTTGGGGCTAATTACTGCAACAGGCGTTAAAATAGACCTTCTTCCTAACAGTAAAGGCAAGGGTGGTGTTTGGGGCGCACTAAGCATATTTGAAAATATAGAATCTCCCTATGTGTCTGGAAGTGTATTAGTTCATGAAGGCCAAAACCTATTACAACATTTGCCTATTATTGGTTTAGAAACTCTAATAATTGAATATAAAACGCCCGGCGTCCAAGAGAAGTATACAAAACTAGAATGTAGTGTATATAAGGTTGGAGATAGGTCATTTACAGGCGAGAACCAAAGATTTCAAATGTATAAGTTGCATTTTGTTTCAAAAGAATATATGCAAAATTTACAAAAGAAAGTTCATAAGTCGTATAATGGAACGGTTGCGGAAAATGTTTATAATATATGGAAGGAACACTTTTCAAATAGTCCAAATAAAAACATTGACATCGAACCAACAATAGGAAAACATAAATTTATTATTCCTTATTGGACACCATTTCAGACTATAGATTGGTTTGCTGAAAGGGCAGTTCCTTGGGTACAATCAGATAATCCAAATTATATATTTTACGCAAACAGTGATGGATATCATTTTCTTCCATTATCAGAATTAATAAACAGAGATATTCAGGCAGAATATACAAATAGGCCATCGGGGAACAGAAAAGAAGCAGATGGTGTTAGAGATTTTCAAGCAGAACTTTATAATATAATTGCTGGGCCCGAACTTACCAGAACCGCAGATAAAATAGACGAAATTCAAAATGGATTATATTGTTCTTCTTTATATGTACACGATATTCACGACAAAACTTTTATAGAAAAAAATATATATTCTTATCAGGAAGATTGGGAAAAAGAAACACACATAGAAAAATATCCACTCATATCTCCATCCGATATAAGTGGGGTTTCTTTTTTGCCACAAACTAATAGAATATATTATCCAACACACAAAAACATGCATAACCAAATAGAAGATAATGCAAAAAGTGAAACTTGGTTATTACAAAGAAGGTCTTTGATGGAACAAAGAAATGCAAATTCTATAAAAATTTCTGTGTGGGGAGATTCTGGAAGGCGAGTGGGCGAACTCGTTCAATTCAAATTACCGTCAATAGAACCATTGAGGTCACCAGACGAATGGTGGGACAAACAAATAAGTAGTACATATATGATAACAGAAATAAGCCACACAATGACAAAAGACCAACACAAAATGTGGTTGACATTATCTAGAGATTCTTTACCTACTGGTATTCCAGACGCGTCATCATATAAAGATTCTAGAGAAAATAAAAAAGAACCCGGCCCAATGTTTAACTAAACCCTAAAAGGAGAAATATAATGGCATTATCATTTGATGAATATGACGAGTTTCAAGAATTCCAAACAAAGGTAAACAGAGAAGATGCGAAAAGAAAATTAGAGGAAAAGGAACTAAAAGAGTGGAAAGAGTGGGCAGAATCTTGGATAAGGGATACTGAACATGGAGAAGAAAAGGAATAGTTTATGTTAAAAGCATACGGACATGGACAATCAAATTTTTGGTATGGTGTAGTTGAAGATATTGACGACCCTGAAATGTTGGGTAGGTTGCGTGTTCGTATATTTGGTCATCATTCTGAAAGCAAACAAGACATCCCAACAACACATCTTCCTTGGGCATATGTTATTCAAGACACCCGAAGTGC